TTGACAAAAGATGGTTGACTCCTTTTAATGGTGATGTTAAGTACAAAGAATGTTTTGATGAAGCCAGACAGAAAAAATATTACAAATTTATAACAAATTGGAGAAGAACAGAAACATTCAAGTTAACCTTCTTGAAAGATCAATTCTATTCAGTTTTATCTACTTCCATGAATGCCTTATTGAGACATAGGTCAGATGTTATACAATACAGGTCAAACAAAAATGCTAAAGATTATACATTTGATTTGATCAGGCATCATTTCACTCTTAAGGTTTGTATATCTCTTACAACAAACCAGAGAATTGCAGAAATGTTGTCAGACATGAGGTATGCTATAATGGCATCTTTTTCAGATTTTTCGGAGATAGAAAAACTAATATTAGATAAATTTTCACCAAAATATGGTACAGTCTTTGAGTCATGGGTAGCCTCTAGGGTTGATAATTTAAGGAAGCAGGTTAAAGAATTCCAAAACAAAGAGAATATAAGAACTTTTTTCAAACAGCCAGTGTTTGTTCAGGGTAAACGTAGAGATGACAGTATAGGTGGATCATTCGAAATTCCTTCAATTTGGACAGGAACGATAATTAAAGATTTACAAGACTTATTAGATGATATGTTTGTTTATGTCCACACATTGAAAGAGCCGTCAAACATTCATCATGAGAATATAAAAGCTATGGAAACAATTATAGAGTATCAGAAAAAATATGACAAGTTATCAAAGGAAAGAAAACAAGGCCTAATAGAAACACCTGACAAATTAAAAGAGTTCCTCTTGGATTCAAATCCTATTGGTCACTCATTTGAAACTGTTAAACTGTCGTGTAATCGAACAATGAGCTCATTAAAAGCATTTGACCTCAATTTACATGCAAAGAAGCATTTCTCTGAAAAAATATCTAATATCACTAGCACAAAATCTGCTATCCCAGAGTATGAAAGAGAAATAATACCCTTAGAGCCAAAGTCAAAAAATCGAAAAAAGCCAAGGAATCAGAAATCATCATATGAAATGGACCAAGAATTAAAGAGATTCAGTGAAAGCAAGGACAAGATGGAATTTATTAAAGAGTATTCAAAAATGACCAACTCAAAGCTGAAGCCAAAGCAAGCAATGTCAATAAAG